GAAGAATGGTTATTGTACCAATAGGAATATTATCCCACCAGGCATTATTGCTACCCATGTGATCGCAGCTGGTATTAACTATAGTATCAGCTGATTCGTATAGGGGTTGTATGCTGCCATCATATCTCAAAGTTTCGTACTTAAAATCTGTGTATATCAAAGAATTTACGTCAATAGTAGTTGCCTTAAAACGCCAACTGTCTTTCACATCAAATCGATTAAGTTCGTCGGCTAATGCTGTGCAAGATTTATCAATATCAAAGCTACGCACAGTAGATATAGCAAGCAAATCCCTGCGTTCAAGCATTAGATAGCTCAGCGTGCCTATCCATCCGCATAGTATCCAAGTTCTTCCAAGCTTGAGCTCAAGTTCTAAACATTGATTTATTAACCATATTTTGCTCGTTATCTGCCCACGACTCCATGCATCCATCGTGTCTATAAGTCTGGAATCAGGATGGTCATATAGTGCTAGATACCGTTCAAATAATTTTTCTCTGTCTATTACATGATTAAAAACATGAGATAGGTTAGAAAGATGCTTTTTAACACCGTTTAATATAGCATCGTCGTTGCCAACAGTTGGGTTCATTTTACACCTATGAGCATGTGACGAGAATACTCACCGCAGTCCAGCGTGCCCTTGTATAAAACTCTCCTACATTTAGCTCTATATGAAAGCTCATACATGTTATTCATGCTATTCACGTGGCCTTCGTATGATTCGTGATCACTGCACTGCAGAATTATCAATTTCCCGTCTGGTATGTTGAAAAACCACCTATCAAAATCAACAAGATGTTCACAACTAGTGTTGATAATGGTATCAGCAGTTTCGCAGACTCTCTCCATCGATCCATCTGATTTTTTTGTATGCCAGAAGCAATCATCGTAGGTAAGATCCATTACATCTATGGTGCTAGCTTTAAATTTCCAATTCTGTTTTACTTCTCGCTTGTTCAATCTATCAGCCAAATCTGCGCAAACCGGATCTATATCAAAACTGCGTATAGATTCTACCGTTAATCTAGCTTGTTTTTTGAAAATGAGATACGCAAGCGATCCTATCCAACCGCACATTATCCAAACTCTACCTAGATTTCTATCAAGCTTAATCAATGCATCAATCAACCATATCTTGCTGTCAATCTGGCCTTGGCTAAATGCATCTAATATGCTAAGCTCTCTAGCACTTTCGTGATAATAGATATCAAAATAAGATTTTATAAATTCATCCTTATCAGGTACTATCGGCCACATCCTGTGCAGCACCCGCATATGCTCTGGTTGATCTCGCAGCTTGACTAAAAGGCTGGGTGACCAACGTGTAATGGTCAAAAATGACTCTATTTCATCGGGTCGTAGTTTTAATAAAAATTCTAAAACATTAGAATTATTTGCCAGCTTAGATAAAATATCTCGATTTTTTAGATCGGGGATCACAGCATCATACCTTTACGAGGCGGATGCAAATAATTTTGTTTTAACCACAAACTGGTAGAAGCATCTAATTCTGGTACGAACACTCCGAACTCATTCTGTAATAGATCTGCATATCTCTTCAGCACCGTTTCCGTGTTTACATGCTCAGTTTTCTTCCAGTGTCTATCAAACCAATGGTAATCATTGATTACAGTATTGTCTATTATGTTAGCATATAGCTCATAGAAACCCTGTCTAGCTCCTAACATAGCCCAGGTACCGTTCTCAACATCTCTACCTACTGCCATCCATAGGTTAAGCTTGCTGAGATTTCCCTGATAGAGTAGAGAAATATCTGTTACAGGATTCTTCATCGGAAGGCCATTGAGATAACTCATCTTGACACCTTCGCGATAGCCTGCACGCCATGCTTGATAGGCACTAGAATTATTCACGCTAATACTAGCAAGTGTGTCTATCTGGTAATAGCGCAATGCCCAACAGAAATCTGTGGTGTTGCTGCTTTCGTGTGTATTACTGGCTAGTAACACATCTCTGTTCCAACATTTTAAGCCGCCATTGCCATATTCTAGGCCATTGATTATGTTTTTGCTCTTAAAGCTAAACACAACATCTTCCATACCAGCATCATCTAGGAAAGTGTCCAATCCGCTGTCTAATAGCCAATTATCGCCATCTATGGTTAAAAATCGGTCAGCTAAGGCTGCGTGAGCGCATATCTTGTGTGCTGCCTCAAAACCTTTAACACCTTGTATATGAGTAGCGTTCGGTAATAATTCCTGTACTCGTGCCCAGTTTGATTCCCTGTTAGGTTCGTCGTAACTTATATAAAAAACTTCTAGGTCTCGCATCCATGCAGCGGTCATGTCAGGGTTCTTTCATATTGACTTCGTAACCATTGCCAATCATTTATTTTCATTAATTGGTCAGTACCTTTGTTTTCAAATCCAAATTTACGGCCAGCCTGAGCTCCGAGCAATGCCCAATGGCCATATTCTCGGTCTTGGCCTTTTATGCACCATGTTTCTAATCTCTGTTGTGTCTCAGTGTTAACTTGGCCATCTATTACTCCGCTGGCCAGTTTGGAGCATTCCCTAAATGCACTCCGCCATGTGTTATATGCATCAGTATTAAATGCTGTTACATTTGATAATTGATGAATTATTTTATAGTTGCGATTGATGCTGCTGGTCATATCTGGCTTAAAATCTTTATGAACTAACCGCCTAACTTCTTGAGTAGGCAATAGTTTTACTGCGCCATATCCATAGACTAGATCGTTTATCGGATTTCTAGCCCTAAACACATGCACATGGTCTAACTGATGTTGAGGTACCATATAATCAAATTTAAATCCGTCAACGATTACAGCATCACCGTCAACACAATAAAACATTTCACTAGATACCATGTTAGCTGCAGCAATATGCGCTAAATGTATACCTTTGATCCCGTGCAACCGCTTGGCGGTTGGTACAGTAGCTTTTAATAGTTGCCAGTTTTCTTCGGCATTTGATTCTTCGTAGCTAATAAAGACAACGTCGTACATGTTTCATTCTCTTAATACTGATAATAGATCAGACCTAGACATTTCTAAACATTTTTCTGTACGATTATTGAATCTAATTTCTAACCATTCAAAATCGTTTATTTGTTTTAAACCGGCGGTGTCATTTGAGCGCTTGCATTCTAGATAGAAATCAGTTCCCGCCATTGCACCTTGCTTGCTAGCTTCTGACCAATCGGCGCTGCTTTTTGCTGTTAACCAAACCATGAGGCGTTCCATGCTTTCTTGAAAGTCACCTTTATTAACATTAACACATAGTTTCACTGCTTCGCGAAATCCGCTGCGCCAGGTACTCATTTCATCGCAATTATAGTTTGTAGTTGCTATAATGTCGGGAATAATCTTGATGTTGCCTACTGTGGTCGTGAAATCTAACCAGTTTGATTTAAATTCTCTAACCAAACGTGTCGGCCACAGTTTTATCGCTCCCCATCCGTAATTTAGACCATTCACGGGATTTCTACTATGCCATAGATGCAGATATTGCCTATCATGATCTGGTGGCCTATAACTGAAAGTAAAGCTATCGTCTGCTATAGTGTCAGCATCTACTGTCCAAAACATGCTGGTCTTGCTTAGTTCAGCACAGCGCATGTGAGCATTATTGATGCCTTTGATGCCACTTACATGCTGCGCAGCCGGGAATCTTGTCTGCAGTGCACGGAAGTTACTCTCTGCATTTTGCTCATTATAGCTGATGAAAAATATGTCATACGGCACAACTGTAGAGGCAATCGGGTCTACAAATTTGATAGAACTTAGGCTGCCTTGTTCTAATTCAATGTTAGTAGGTTGATAATTGCATGGTACTAGATATACTCCTGTGTTATTATCTAGTTCATTACCGTTGTTATCTGCGGTCTTCCACACATGTACATACTGCCTGTCCCATACAGGCGGTCGCCAGTTGAGATCAAAATCATTGTTTAGCACAACATCGTCCATGATGACCCAATGCATTTCTGTATGGCACAAATCACTAACTTTTTCACATGCATGTGCTACGTTACTAAAATCATCATAGGAAGCTTTAACCATATCATACGGTATCAATACCTGTTGATGATCTGGCATTACCTTGAATTGTGATAATATACCAGTTTCTAGTTCATCAGACGATACCTTATATCTATTCGGTATGAGATAAACCCCAGCATATTCATTTACAGGATTTCCGAGGCTGTCAACTGTAATCCAGATATGCGGATACGGTCTGTCCCAGGTGTCGGTCTTCCATGTTAGATCTAGATCAGGATGCAACAGCACATCATCTGTAATTAACCAGTGCATGCTAGTCATGCACATCTTCACAGATGCCGAGACTGCTTGACTCAATGTCTTGACATTAGTCAACCATTTAGCATTTGGATATCTAATTTTGAAGCGATTGAATGCGACTACATTCTTATCGTGCTTGCTAGCAAATACGATGTCATACATTACATAGCTGCTAAGTGACTTATCTGATCATAACCAACCAACGGACGCGGCGGGTTGATGTATATCCTCTTAAAAAATCTGCTACTGTCTGCATCTAGATCAGCAATGTTTATGTTTAAACCGTGTCTTAGTTTTTCCCTAAGCTTAGCAGATTCTGTCATAGGATCGAGATCTTGCACTTGGGTCCATTTATCTTGAAACCAATCATAATCCCGTATCATGGTGTGATCATCGTCAGTCAGATTACAGTCAAAGGCACCTTGACGGGCACCATATATGCTCCATATACCATTCTCAACATCAGCACCAACGCTGCACCATATCAAAAGTTTATGCAGATTATATACCCATACTTTACGAGCAAATTCTGCTGGTTTTAATCTGTTGCCGCTATCGAGGCTCATCTTCACACCTTCTCGATATCCTGCTCTCCATGCTTGATATGCACTTGCATTCGGTTTGGTTGTGCTGTATGTTCCAAACACCTCATGATATTTGGTGCTCCAACAAAAATCAACCTTGCTGGCATCTGCATTGCTATTTTCGTGGCTGTTCATGGTGCGCACGAATTGCTTGCTCCATAACTTTAGACCACCATTACCATATACTAAACCGTTGATATGATTGCGTCCGGCCCAGGTCCATGCGTGATCGTCTTGTCCATCGCCAATGTTAAGTTTTACATTTAAAAACTGTTCGTCTACGCTGTTATCACCGTCAACTGTTACAAAGAAATCAGTGTCAGCTACATCGGCACATGCTCTATGCGCAGTGTCAAATCCTTTTACACCGTGTACGCGCTTTGCCCACGGCACTATGTTTAATAGTTCTGCAAAGAGTGTTTCAGCATTTGGTTCATCATAGCTGAGAAATACAAAATCAAATTCACTCATATCACGCTGCATCGTACCTCACATATATGCTGTAATCTACTTCAGATTCAACTGGTATCTCAATACCAGTTACCGATCCCACTGTGTGAGCATAATCTAAAAAATCTAACTTCTTGATAAGATAATTCGGATCATTTTTCATAGTGATATAAAAAACTATGTTTTTAGCATCACCAACTAAACTAACAACAAATTTAGCAGGGGTTTTTCTCAATATTGTAACGGGGCTCTTATTAGTTTCAGCCGAATCAAACTTGCTGACAAATTGGTTGGCTTCTGTGTCTACGAGGTTCCAGAATTTCTTCGTAAATGGTCTCAATTTTTTAAAATAAAGAGTTGGTGTTTTACCAGCAATAACAATTTTATATTGATGAAAAGTGCTCTTACCCGATGCAATGTCAAGTGCAGTATTATAACTTATTTCTAGCTTGCTAAGACCGGGCTCGTCGTAAGAATTCTCATGGAATCCCACGTGTAATAGTTTTAATGACTCGGTATCATACCAAGCCCATGCTTTCTTATCAGACAGTATTTCGCTCATAATATTCTATTATCTCATCAGTTAAGAAGCTTTTTACATGATAGTGCAACGGAAAAAACTGCAAATAATTACCTAACTTGCATTCTAATGCCGGATTAAAAAAGACGCTTAGTATCTTGTTCCAGTCTTCATCTAATGCATCTGCACCCCAGCCCTGTATCTGGCTTTTCATATGCACAAATGTCGGCAGTTGCTTGGTAGTATAAAAATCTTGATCGAGATCTAACAATTTTAAAACTATTGCAAATACCACATCAGTACTAACATATGTAGGTCTGCTGTCAGGTTTTAAAACGAGTTCGAAAAAACTCTGCCAGTTATAATATACATACCTAGCAAGATCGAAAATTTCCATGCTAGCCGGAGTCTTCTTAAAATACATAAATCCGGTATAAACGTTAGGCAAATCATTATCCGTAAAGGTTTTTCTGTAATAGTCCCCTGTAATTTCATAAGCTCTGTAATCTAATACTCTATTGCATATGGAAAATTCCTTGTTAGCCAGAGCTTCCCACCACGATCCTATGTCATTGAAGAACAACATGTCTGCATCAAGTTTAATGGTCTCATCATATGGACTCATATGGATAGACTTCCATTCATTTTCGAGTTTCCATATGCTATCAGCTGCATGATCGCCCCACGGTATCTCTATGATGTTATCAAATGCATGTGCGTATTTCTCCGGCACTGTTGTACCTGGTGTTATTCCTATGGTTAGATACGGTGTCGAATGCTGACTTGCCTTGAGGCTCAACGCTAATGCATATGCCATTCTGATATAATCAGTATCTGGATTATTCTGAGCAAAGGTGAAAAATCCACGCCGACGGGATCGTATCTCAGCTGATTGCATAGTTTATTATCTTATCCTTGTTTCGAATTATAGCACGCTTGTTCATAACATGCACATTTTGAGATACTACATGCAAGCGAAAATCTCCCTGTTCTGGTTCGCTGGTTATGACACATGCTCCGTCTATAAATCCGTGCATTTCATCTTCTTCCATGCTGAACAACAATCGATTGTTAGGCAGAGATGCGATGCTACCATATTCCATGAGATTATTCAATAGATGTATAGCAATGCTCAGCGCATGATCATTGCGAAAATATCCAGTTGGTGCAAACTGATACAGATATTGGTAATAAACATAATTTTCCTTGATAAAATTCATCATCTGAAATATAAGCTTACTTTTTTCAGTCTTGCGGAAGTATACAGCAGTTGCCCAGTAGAGCGGTATGCTCATATCGCTAAATCTGTTATCGAATCCAAAATTGTCAACTTTATGATTTAAATCAGACGTCTTGCGATTACACATGAAATCTTCAAAGTTACCCCAAACTAAATCCATGGTATTATCTAACATGAGATAATCACTGTCAATCAAAACAGTCTCATCAAACGGCGAAAGATCTAATGCGTTTGGACGATTAGTATTGTTGTAGCTGTCAGTAAACGTCGTATAACGAGTATCATGATATCGACGCGACGCGCTGTTGGTGATGCTGTCGTCGTAGATTATCCTATCAAATGCCATGCGCAATATGCCAGGATCGTAAAGCTGCTCCATATATCTTGCTGTGTGCGAATCAGTAACCAATGCTACTGCATTTTCTCTGAGATGTTTTTTTATCAACAGAGCATTACACACGGCTAAGCTGGCATAATCTATGTTATCATTATTGTGAGCATAGATTAGATAACCACGAGGTAATGTAAATCCATCTGGATGATCAATCATTCACAAACTCATAGATGCTGTTCACAGATCTTGCCTTGCGAAGCTTGCTATATTCTATGTGATAATAATTTGTAGCTTCAAAATATTTGCTGATACAGTCATCTAAAAATGATTCTAAATCTGTTATCTCTATCGGATTACCATTTTCGTCTATCAATACCACAGTGGTATGCCCGCTATCAAGCATGAGTTTAGTGAATGATAGCAATTCCTGTGTTGCTTTAAAAATGCCACCGTTATGGGCATGTAGCAACATATTGTTGACCTTGACCTTGAGATCCTCTTTGCGATTGAAGAGTGATATGCGATATTTAGAAAATTCTAATGCTTTTTGTAAACGCTCGTCCATGGTGATCCCAATCGTTTTATCTAACGATTGTTACTGCATCACAGCAGCAAGTCAAGAAATCACAGAGGTGTCGTGGTCGTGAAGGTCGGAGCAGCTACAGCAGGATTATTCAATGCTCCGGAATTAGATGCTTTATAGGAACTAATGCTGCTAGTAGTGGTACCAGTGACTGGTCCGTGCGGAGCAGACGAATCATTAAATGTAGCCGTGCATGTTATTGTGCTACCGTTGCTACCATTGGCAGTACCTGTGGCATTAGTTTGGATAGATATCGCATAGTAAATGCCAGCATATGGCGCAGCACCGTTATGTATGAATATCTGCGTAGGGCTTGTTGTAAGATTATAATAACCAATGTTATTAGTTATAGTACCACCCGATCCAGTATACGAAGTGCCACCTGCACCAAAGCTGATAGTACCCATAGCAGAAAGCAACGTTGCCCATGCTGCACCAGCAGGCGTAGTGCTTCCGGTATTGGATCCGGCAAATCGTATCTGTCCGCCAGTGTTGAAATAATACCTAGCTTGATCAACCGTGGCAAATACTGCTGTAAAAACATGTTGTACAGTACCAGACCAACCTGTAGCTTGACTGCTAGATAATGCAGCGGTGACAGTCATATCTGTAACTGTAGCATTAAGCCTATTTGTATCTAACGATGATATCAACGAAGAGATATTTGGGCGACTAAGTTCGCCATCTTCGGCTAGTATAGTACCACCTACTGATACTACAGGTTGCAAAGTTAATCCCGATCCTTGGTGAGTGTTCATAGTGCTCATCGTAGATTGAAGATTGTTCCATTGCGCAGCTGTAACTGTATTACCTGCTGCGACTGTACTTAATGTTGCCGAAGTTTGCCCATAACCCCTGTCGCCGTATCCAACGCCGATTAGAGCAGCCATCTTGGCTGTAGCTGCAGCGGAACTTGCATAAGCAGCATTTACCGCCGTAGTACCGGTGAAATTGTTATAGTCAGTTGCCTGTATCTGCCCACCGATACTATAGGTCATATCAGGCCCTTCCGATCACTATCTCAACTAATCCGACATCATCAGTCATCTTGTCTGCCAGAGCTCGACCTATGATACAGAGCGAATTTTCGCCACTGTCAGCAGCTCTCGCAACACCAGGTATGCTGCTTGACACTAATCGATTACCTTTTGCTATTCGGCCTATCACCTTGCACGGAGTGCGACCTAAGAGCGCTACATACGGATGTGTTGCATCAGTACCTGCCTTGCTATTCATCTGCAGTGCAGGTTTATCGGATATAACTCCGAACACAAAAGTATCACAATCTATTGTAGTCTTGGTAATTTCTGCATCACCGCCAATCGTAACCACATCACCAACTTCCATCTCAGCATCAGCAGCATAACGCTCTGCAACGTCTGCATATTGGGCTTGAGTAGCAGTACCATGGAATGTTGTAGCATATATGTTTGACCAAAGAAAGCTTGCAGAACCAAGGTCATATGTTGAGGTGGCATTTGGTAAATTAGTAGCATTCTTGACCATAGCATTATTGGCACCGCCTGCTGATGTCTGGAACGTACCATCGGCAAAATAGATACCTGTCCCACCTTGAGTAGAATTCTGTATGACTATGTTACCATATGCAATATGGTTGCCAAACACAGCGATGACATTGCTGCTTAACGGATAGCTATTAGCACTAGTACCAATACCAACACGTCCAGTGAACATGTTCATAGCTGCAGCTGATTCAAATCCAGTAACTATATTTGTTGTACTAATACCAACATTACCATTGGTATTGATACGCATGGCTTCTGTGCTAGCAGTTGTAAATGTTAAAGTGTTGTTAGCTGTGGCCTGCACATTACCAACAAACTTGTATGAATACACATTGTTGAACTGCAGCAATGCAGATCCAAGGTCATATGTTAGACTAACTGTCGGTGTATTGGTTTGTGTTGTATAAAACAGATTAGTTGCACCAGCTACAGTACCAGCATGCACTGTATTTGCATAAACGTTATTAAATTGATATGACGACGATCCAAGATCGTATAGATTGTTTTGAGTTGGAATATTTGTTTGATTAGTATGATATAGGGTATTATCGCCTGTGATATTACCTGCATTAATGGTTGAAGCATTTATGGTACCTGCCCATACATTGTTCCAACGCAATGCAGATGATCCGAGATCATAGGTTAAGGTAATAGCAGGCAGATTGTTCTGATTATCCTTGAGTATGGTTGACCATACGCTACCTGTGTAAATCTGCAGTGCATTAGAGCCAGTATTATACCACAATATTCCTTGCAACGGAGGCGTAGGTGCAACGCTTCCTGCAAAATTTGTCATCGTCCAGAGTATGTCTTGCAGCACAGGTGCACCATAGTTGGTATAGCCCTTGCCCGGTAACTGTAACGGAGAAGCTGTAGTATTCAAGACCCCGTCGGCTATCGTAACGAGAAGAGTACCATTAAACTCGTAGATATTAGTTGACATGTAATTCACCTGCTATGATTGGCTTCATATTTAGCACCTCATCATACCGTCTGTATTCTAATAGTATAAACGATCTGTATCTGTCTGTTCAAACTCTTCTGAACTGGACTAAAGATGACATGCGTAAGCAATCTACCCGTATTTGGTCCATTCGAACTGTATGCTTTCAAGCCTAACTCATTAAAAACATATGTACCGCCTATATTGGTCGCAGTATCAAATGCATCCTGGCCAGCCGGTTGGCCGAGATCTAATAGGCATGTGACAATTACGTCAGTATAAGTTGTCCCATCTATGTGAGATGTGCTGATATAATTTTGGGCAGGGTCGAGGTCTAATGGGCTCTGATCATCCACCACTTGATAATAGGTTTGATTATATAACTGTGCAGTCTGTCCTACTACATTAGGGGGTAGATAAGTTATAGTTCCTATCTCGCTAACCGTCGCTCCGCCATTGCCAAAGCACATTTCCTGTATCCATCCATCTGGCCTGTTGGCAACAGTGCGTGCTAAACTAATTGAAAAATTCTCATAGTTTATAGCATTCATCTTATCTACTAGGATTTCACCTGTTAGAGTATCTCTGATCAGCACATGTCCCGTGATACGTTCGGCGCTCTTTTCTACCATTGACATGTATCAGGACCTCGTACTTACTAAGACCTGTCCGGTCTGCGCGTCTGTAATCTTTAAAAAACCATATACCAACACTGTGCCGTCTTCATCTGGCAGTTTTTCTTCGGTCTTTGGTTGTTCTTTTGGTTGTTCTTGCATACGTTATTTAGCTCCTGGTTCCGCTGTGATTTAACAAGAAGCTCGCCAGAGTAGATGAACTGTATTGCATACCGTCTGGAGTCGAAACCCATTGATATCCGCCCGGTATAGTCTGGCTTATACCTGCTGCAATGACAGTTGATCCAGCTCTATGGCTGATCTGACTATTAAATGCAACCTCATATCTCGGGCTTGCTATTCTCACATTGCGCCAGCCAACCGCAGGTGCTGTATCAAATTTTATATATTGTCCAGGAGGTTGCCCAGATGGATTTTTAACAACGCTATATGTTCCTCTAACAGAATCGATTTCATTATCAACTTGCATGTTAGTTCCGATGTAAACCACAAAATTTCCACCAGCTGGTAGTGTTCCGCTAGGTGTTGCAAAGTATGCGTTCACACCGTTGCCATCGTAGAATATAGTATCGTATAATGTTGAAACATTGCCAGACGGAGTGTTATAGGTCCCTCGTACCAGTTGCTGCAAATAACCTCTGTAAGGCAGCAACGATGTAGGTACAGGAGTTACCGACCAATAATCGATTCGCTCGTCTTCAATCCATATTGTACCTGGTTGATACTCAGTTGGCATATCAAGCACTGAAATATCAGCTACTTCAATGCTTTCGCTATATACTGACACATCTGATAGCAATATTGTCTTGTTGTTATCATCTATAGCCGTGGATGTAGTATGCAATCCTGTCGACACTGTGCGCCATGCTATAGGAAGACGATCTGGCTTAGCCGACATGTATTGGATGACTACAGAATCACCAATTGTGTACTTGGTCTGTTTCAGGAATGACGCTATCACGACCTCGCTGTCCCAACCTATTAGATCCCAGGCTACTATTTCCCATCCAGGGCCATACTTTTGGCGTATTTCGATCTGATAATCATACAGCAATGTTTTCATGCTATTGTTCACCCAAACCATAGCGCTGCTATCGTTATAAGGATCATTTATCAATTCATAATAAGCGTGCCCATTATCATCTACAAAATCTGGTTCTGAAAATTCTTGAACTGTAAATTGATATCCAATATCTTGGCTATAGGTAATTACTTTAATCACATCGCCTGCATGTATTATCGTAGAAGGATAGGCAAAATTTATAAATCCATTTTCTATTGAATAATTGTATCCGTAGGTTGGATCTATAAGAACTAATGTAACCACCGTACCGGCGCTAAGTGCTGTATAAAACACAATAGAATTACCAACTATGGTGTAGTCAGTCCCGTAAACTTTTAAGTAATTGCCTGCATACACTTGCACGTAATTTGGATTACCTAGTGGTAGGCTAGTAATGAATCCAACGTCTATTCCGTCACTGACAAATGACTGCATTGGCGGCGGCGTAACTTCTCTTCCGTTTACTGCAACAGTAGTGCTGAAATAAGTCGGTTGCGTGCTGTAAGGCTGGTAATTCAATTGGTATGAATATACTCCGTTCTGCACCAATATTTCTTGGTCATTAACTACACTATAGATGTTTGTATCAAATAAGGTGATAGTGATTGTGCTACCAGCCGCAGGCGCTGGGGATATGGTGATTATCCTTCCATTAGCAGTAATTACAGAATTATTAGCAGTCATTACCACACCGTCTTCGGTAATCATTAATAGATTTACATCATTGTTAGGAGGTGCGATGTCTATCACAAAGTCAGTGGTGCTACCGTCTGCAGTAAACGTATTTTGAGCAATTGTATTAGAATATAGTGCGTTAAATGTTGCCCCTACACCAGTTCCAGACGACGAAGATTGTGATATAGGCTCAATTGGCTTAGTGGTATAAAGACCTTGTGATACCTGAGTAGTGGTTTTAACACCCCATGATACACCTATCTGTGCTCCTGTACCGTTACTACCTGTGTAGAACTGATATTCAAGTGGTAGATAGGTGTACTGCCCAGGCTGAGATATAGTTATCGCTGCAATGCCGCCTGTGATGGTTACCTCGGATACTGTAAGCTCTAAAGTACTAGTAGATACAGTATAATTTGTAGATTTCAGTAATAAGATATCACCGATGGTATAACCACTGCCTGCAGCAAGGATCGTAATCGATGCTGCTGTAACAGTTTCGACTGCAATTATAGCCTGCTGATTAGCTGCAGTAATGCCCCCGGCTAATGTGATTCTCTCACCTGGTTGATAACCCATACCTGGATTTACAACATATGTGTTGATCATGCTTATGCCTGTACCTCCGGTAGATATAGTCATGATCTGTAGAATATTTCCAGATGGCGGAACAAGGAATACCATTTCGTTGGTTGCCCAATTTATCACAAAATCATTGGTTAAGCCATAAGTTAGCATGCGACCGTCTATCTGTGCAATAACTGATGCAGTATCCATAGGAACAGCTCCTAATAGATATCTATCTCTTAAAGGAGTGATATCATAGATAGTCATGTATATCAACGGTGCCCCGCCGACAGCTCGTTGATATACATCTATTCGTGTGCTTTCCGGAGCGCGGAACTTATACAATTCTTCTGGATGGTCTTCTTCAATGTATGGTTGCACAAATTGGTTACCGTCATTGATTATATCTATAGGACCGGTAGGAGCCGGCAAGAATGTAGTACCAACATAAAGAACAAACACGTTGGGAGCTGCACTGCTGTTAGGAGGAGATAGGAAAATCAGATTATTTCCTCCCCAGACCGGCTGGAAAACCGCCCCTGTTCCTGTACCAGTTACATATTGTCCGTAGGTTGCACTGACTTGTCCGGCTACAAATATATCATAGCGACCGCTGGTATTAAGTTGCAATCCTGTAATACCGCCATTGCCATCTATCGATGTAACAGTAAACTCAGTTGGCGCAACCTTTGGTGATATTTCAAGAGTCAATACGTCGCCTATCATGTAATCAGATCCGCTTGATGCAATCAACAGGTCTGTTACAAAATTAGGGATAATCCAATCTGTTCCATACTGCGCAAGCTTGCCGTCTGCCCAAACTACTGCTAGATCAGGACCTTGCGGCCGCTTGCTTAGGGTAAATGACCGCCTTAGGCCGGTTCCAAAAAATTTATCATACGCCGGCACAACACCGCCTTGCACAAGGATATCGAGATAGTCTGTAAAGCTAGACTGACTTGCATCCCAGCCAGTTGGGCTTCCCCAAGCAGCGTAATCCCATCCTGGTTTGAAAATAAACTGATACCCGTCCATGATTATCCCGCGATAATCACTATTCGGTATGAGGTTAGGGTCGTCTTTCCTTATCATATCTGCAGTGGGAGAATAGTACGCTTGAATCCTATCCCAGGCACCGCTATCGCCTAGTTGTATGTTCCCCGAACTAGCCACGCGGTCAAAGAGTAGATTTATCTTGAGAGTTCTGATTAATTCTGGATTGGCTATATAGTTCTGTTGCCAGAATGAGTTGCTAAACGGACTTGTATTAGTCACATTTACACCAGCAGGTATCGCAGCCGGATTATCAAAATCTGTCACTGTGACGTAATCAATATCAGATGCTGTGCGGTGAGTAACGAAAGCCCTTACCTTGGCATGGTAAGGTTTTACTTCATTCAGATATGCTAAAAGAGCCTCATTGTAATCTGGTTGATACAGTTGGCTGGTGCTTAATGGAACGTTGAACCCATCCAAGTACAGGAAGCTTGTCTTGAATATCCAATCAACAAATCCTTGTTCTACTAAAACATAGTTTATCATAGTAAAGAATAATTGATTTAGATATACGCTTTCGCCTGGTATTGCAGGATTTGGATTATTGAATATAGCATTCTTTAAACCGTCGATGATGTTGCCAAATTCAACATGAGGGAATATATCAAATCCTGTTGTATCAAATGGTGTAGTACCAAACAACATTGTATTGATGCTACCATCATATACACCTGTGCTAATCTGTATGGTTCCGTTTTGATATCCAACTGTTGTCCATGATCTGGAATCGCCACCAGTCCATTTGTAAATTGCCCAATATCCATCGTCGCGATTTGTCACTTTGACAATGGTACCATCTGTACCTTCAAATGCAGTCAGACCATTGCGATCAGCTACTGTATTGGTGATTATTGTATCAGCTGTTACCAAACTATCAACTAAGTACCAATCAACATAGTACCAATAATTTTTTGTTCTATATGCTTGCACCTGCAGTTCGATCCAAGCGTAATTGCCATTATTGTATTGATATTGATACAAAATCCACAGATTGTTGGTATCAGCTCCCGCTAAAACCAATACTGTAGATCCATCAGAAATAGTTCCTGCCAAGGCATCGCGGCTACTGATGGTACCCACTGTATAATCAGCTGTCGGCGGAGGTTGCTCAATATAAAAATAATCAACCCAGCTGCCGCGACTGATGTCTGGCACTAATAGTATTGTTGCTAGTAATGTGTTGGCTTCAGCCACATAAGTTTGTGCTGCAACTGTGCGCAATTTGAACCAACTTTGTCGAGGTCTGATTAGTGTTCCGTAGCGCATGATATTGCTAAGATATGGATCGGGAACATTATTCCCGTCTCCATCTTTGCTGGTAAGGCTATCTTTTAGTTTTAACCAGAAGTAATCATCGGGTATGCTAGTTGGGTCTTTTTCTCTAATCAAATCCCACTGCTTGAAATCATTCTGATTGTTAGGTGTATGAGTATAAAGCAGGCTCAATACCGTGTTAAGTCCGTTTAAAGCATAGCCTATGTTGCCAACCAAGATGTTACGATCATCTATAGCAGCATACCAGCGCACCCCATATTGGTTTGGATAAGTGATGATATTCCTTATTTGTAATGTAGTTAGGTCTCGAGTAGGCGGCAACGGCAGTGTTGTTGCATTAGCCACCCAAAAATAATAGTAAGTCTGTGCAATATTGTTAGAATTATAGGTAGTGATCGCTGTATAAGCAGGATCGCTTGAATTTAGCACAGTGCCAGATGGAACATAATTAAGACCGTATTGGCTAAAACTAGTTTGATTTGCGACATACGTTGACCACATATCAGGGGTCACTGGGCTTTGAACCCATTCGTAAACGTCTACGCTTGTACCGGGGGCAATTTTACCCCAGTTCTGCCAACGATAGGCAGTTGTGCTTATCTGATAATCGTAATATCTTACTGCATTTAGGTTCCACCAGGTTTCGCCTATGTGCTCTGGGCCCCACGCTCTTGCTGAGTCTATTGGATAGATTTCAACATTACCTGTATTGTAATATGCAGGATCATAAACAGAACTACGATCTATGTTTTTCTGAGCTTGTCCTGGTATATAACCAGTTGCAGGATCATAGTATTCTAGATAACTATATACTGTGTCATCTTGTTGATTGTACAACTTTGCCTGCAACATCAACTCGGAATTGATCTTGTATTGTTCGCTGCGAGTTGGCATCCACTGGTTATTGAGATATTGGTATACTGTCCAACCGTTGATTCCGTAATTGGTTTTATCAACATATGCTATGTCCTCTGGCTGCCAGCCATTGAGAGGTGGGTACAGATCTCTATCGTATACTGTTGCAAATCTAGTGGATTTATAAGCCGATACATTACCACCAGCGCCTATGGTGAACGTGTTAACACCGACGGTGAAGCTATTACCATTGCCTACTATATTTCCAACTGTAAAAGTACCTTGTAAGGTGTTTACATTGCTTATACCGTCCAGTACGATAACATCGCCAGGATTTAATCCCACATTACCGCTGCAGTTTATAACCGTTGGCTGCCCTGTTGATATGCTAGGTGTGGTATTAACTACGTATACATTAGCTGTTGTATATTTCCATACATTCCAACTTTGTTGTTGATCTATAAACTGCCAAACAGTATCACCATTTACAATAGGGTCACCAGCTGCGTTCTGAGTTTCCCAAAATGTGCTTAACACCGCAGAGTTTGACACTGTAAATGTCGTTTCTCCCTGCAAGACATAACCAGCATTAGGTAGGTCAGTTTGCCAATCCGGCCCCGGATTTGTTCGCAGAGGGAATAATGGATTCGTAATACTGCTATAGCTGGTAGGAGGTACCACTATCAAAGGATCATTTGGAATGAGGTTAATCACCCCCCCTATTTCTCTGTCAGTGCCCTGTGTGCTGAATACAGCTATCTGTTGTGGATCATTTAGGTATTGATTCTGAGGTATGATAAAATCTATACCTGTATTGAGCGCAGTTGATCCAAATCTGGCTGTTCTCAATGCATATTCTTCGTAGTAAACATAATTGCTGGTGCTAGGTACTATGGTGTTGTTACGCAATAGTGCCTCGAACGACTTTAACGTACCTTTCTGTCTTATGAATCCCTGATAAAATTGGAATTCGGTGCTTTCTTCTAAAAGGAGATTAGCTAGGTACGGACGATGTTGATAACCTATCTGATGCTTACTGAGATCAGATATTGCCTGTACATCGACTGCTGATAGAACCGTGCTTGTAGTAACAATATTACCAGAGATCGGATCCACGGAGTTGAAATTCTTTGGTTGATCTATGTTGTAATACTTTGTGAAATCATTGGCAGTTTTTTCAAAGTTTGATACCAATGTCCATTGGTTATCTGTACCATCTTGGTATAGGAAGTATCCAGGTGCATCTACGCGGCCGTTCCAGTCATTGGTTCTATATGCAAACAGTTTTAGACGAGGTTGATATAGATTAAACAACGGGTCATATATCATATCATCGAAACTGGTTAGATTATCGATTACGATTACACTTTCTAACGTGGTGGCAAATAGACGTATGCCGTATATGTTTTGAGTTCCCAAGACATTGATAGTCACAGTGTCATCGTATCGAAGCACTTCTATATTTTGACCATCTATCCTGTTGCCAGTCTTATCTATGATCGGATATGTACCGCCAACTATTGCATTTACAAACTGTACGCTACCAAATTGCTGAACAAATTTCGCGCTTAATGCTAGCGGGCTCAATGCTATGAAATTACCGTCTGACCAATTACCTTGACTCCAGAACAAGAATTCTCTGCCGCTCTGAGTCCAGTCTAACGTTGTATTATTATCAGGATTGAATTGATCAAAAATCCAACCTTGGAATTCTTGATAACGTTGTAAGCTTATTAAAAAGTCAAATACCTGCTGTTTAGTATTATAAACTGTACCATAAGCAACTTCTTGTGCGGCATCTACTCCAGTCTTATACCATGTCACTCTATCATTACCAACTATTATTGTGGTCTTGGTACCGTAAACATTGCTAGGTATTATTAAAAAGTGCTGATTAATCGCATCATATCCAACTACCTTCCAACCATCTCGTACCTGTGTGACTATGACACCTGTATAGAAAGATTCTTTAATGCTAGAACTCTTATACAAATATGTTTTCACATTTTCTGCAGGAACTATCTGCGATGTGTAACCTATCTGTCCGAAGCTATCTGCTGTTAGATAGAGATTACTTGCAACAAAGCCTCCGCATTGATGTGCTAATTGTGCACCAGTACCTCTGACAATACTGCCAAGGTATTGGGTCACGCTAAGATTTTGACTAATCAAATATTCGCTAATCCAGTGCTGAACACCGCCGCTACCATAATATGTTAACGTGCTTTCATTTGGTATGTTTATGTTACCCCCTATCAGACTAGGGTTTTCTCTATGCATGTACAGTTGACTGTTAGCACGCCTATTGTCTGTGTCAATGTATATAGATTGAGCTGTTGGCTGGCTGCTGAACACTTCAACTTGGCGCAATGTGTCCCAATTATATTCTATAAATTGGGCAGGTTTCATCAAGTAACTGTACTGAGCTATTACGAAATTGTAATCATTGCTATAAATCCATACTGATTCTATAGGTGACCCGTCGCCGAATTTCCAGTCAGCTGATGCTTGCGATACAGACGGTATTCCTTGCACGCAACCTGCTGCCTGCGGAGGTAAAAGATTTCCCTGATCGTCGACTGGGATACATTTTAACAATCCTGGTCGTATACCCTGTATGTATATACCTGCTCTAGAGCCTTGCCGGATGATACCAGCAGCTAAGTCGCTCCACATTGCAGTGTTGCCTCGAGTATATGGTGCCGGTCCATACTGAGCTGTCCACCACGGAGGCATTTGACTAAATCCAAGCATTTCCCATGGTGCTAGATGAGGGCGATCGGTATCGTAGAACCAACGATAAATGCCTTGCCAGTAGCCAGGAACAGGTTGTCCAGCAAGATCTCTTAATGCACCATAATTCCATGTAAACGGATCGTTTGCATTGTAGGTAATATTTGGTTGCCATTGTATTTGGTTTCCAATTACCCACCTATCAAACATTGGATAGGTAACAGTCAGATACTCAATTAAAGTGTAATCACTTGAACGCCATCTGCCGGGTGTGTAAGCAGAAATATCTAATGCTAGCTTGGCTTGAGGATTAGAATAAACCGCAGGCATGTTGTTGTATAGATTCAATTCAAATTGAAGCCATGCTGCAGCAACCGGGCTGTTTAAAAGATTTACATCAGATGTGCTAGTAAGTCCATACTCTATGCCACCTAACGGGGTCCCGTCTTGCGACATGGCAATTCTTGCACCATCGTGGCATTGTATGAATAAATCTTCGCCGCTGTAATAAACGGTTGGATAATACGCATCTGCCATTCCTAATCTAGTGGCAGTCGGTGGCACCCAAGTTGGTGCGGTGCTTTTTGCGTAAGTATATCTACCTTGCGGCCCATCTGGTCCGCTATTGGCCCAAGGACTAGCAGGACTTTTCCCGAGATTTATCTGGGTGAGCGCGGTATTAATCCAAGTTTGAGGTGGCTCTGCTGCAGTGTACCCATTGGTTGATAGGTTGAATAGCGCAGAAATAAATCTATTATAAAACCTAACGTATTGGTTCTGTGCATATTGCATAGCCTGCAACGGATCAGTATTTGACTGGACGCTGTTTATTCCAACCGTGATGTTGCCGCTGGTTAATATCATCGGTTTAATCAATGGAGCTGTATGCTGCAGGATTTCTAGCCCAAGGCCTCGTATTTGTGAGGTATCTCTCCAATTGTTGTTACCTAGCGGAGAACCTTCTATTCCCGGTTGGTTTCCTATAATGCTACCAAACTGAGCCTGCAATTGATCCTGGCTCACTACAGTTACTTGTTGATTGTTTGCATTTGCAGTGAGATTTAAAGGTAATTCGTAATATCCAACATTATTGATCCTCGCCGATCGATTCCAACTACGTACTAGCACACGTTGGCCAGGTATTGCTGGATAAGTTAATGTTACAATGTTTGCAGAAACTGAATAGTCAGTACCATTGACTAAAGTGGTGCTATAACCATTGCTGATTAGATATACATAGATGCTAGGTAGCAATCCCGGATTAGGATCAGGAACTTGATCAATAGTAAAGCTAGAGGTTGTAGACAATATAGCAAAGTCATTTACTATATACTGTCTACTTGCCACAGGTGATCGGTACCAACCGTTGTTATATTCATAACCAACAGACGTGTTGTTTCTGTAATACGAATATCCCCGAATGCTAGTCGTAGTGGCATTATATAGATAGTTGTATGTATCTGTAACCAAAGTGTTGTTAAAAACATATGCTCCAAACTGATCTAGCAACGGACGTATATTTAGAATAGTATCAAGTGCAGCATATTGGTCAGTAGCATAGGTAAAGATAGTATTACCCTTGAAATTACTACCCGGATATATGCTAGGATCGTCCAGTGCATTGCCATATAGATCATACAATTGAAACAGAGGAGCAGCATACTGAACTTTTTGCTGAGACCTTATCCATGCTGTTCCGTTGTACCAATATTGAACTCGTCCAATATAAACAACATTTAAAATTGTAATATCATCATATTCTACCAATACAGAATCACCTAAGACAGGTGATCCGCCCACCTCAGTCAAAGTTATAACTCCTAAATTAGCAATGCCGCCAACTAGATAAACTCTATTGTTTACCAGCGGATTGCTATCACCGGTTACTAATATGGTATTACCATCTTCTAGTAATCTATCACCTATATTATAACTAGTTTTACCTACTATACTTCCGAGGACATCGCTTACGTTTGATAGTATATAAGTTACAGGTTGGCGACCGTTCATGCCGTTATTGTAAAGTTGTAAATCGCCTTGGAATTCAATTATTGGTCGAGCTGCTCTGCTTTGGAAATCAGCAGTACTTACAGTTTGGCTGACCTGCAAGACATCTATATGGAACCACCTATTGTTAGCACTCCATTGATTGTTTGGATTTAGTGTTCGCTCTATGGTGATATAATCTTTGACATACAGGCTATCGTCGCCGTCCCAGCCAAGCGTATCCCATGCTCGAGTATCCCAACTAGGATCAATAAAATCTGGAAGAGGTAACAGTTGTATGCCTCGACCAACATTGTTGATTATGAATGGTATGTTATTAAGAGCAGGATTAATATCATTTGCAGTTTTAATAACAAGTCCAGTAGTGAACACTAAAGATCCACCAAATATCTCGTCGTTACTGGTAAGCTGATATACTCCGTTATAGGTGTACTGTAACTTACCGATAACGGATCCAATGTCAGTTTTATCTAAAAGAACTATTGGATCAGGGCCTGCTGGAACCCAGTAGTAATTGGTATAATTTAGTAGCTTATCTAAATCAATTGGAGGAGACCAGCTGTAGTATTCTTGTTCAAATAATCTGCTTTCATTACTAACAACAGCGCCATTAAACTGCAAATGATTCACATAATCATGATAAAACATGATGTTTGTTACTCGGGCGCTGAATTGGTTGCTGCTAATAGCAGTTACTGGTAACTGATAATCGCTTCTGCTTTTAGTAGGCTCGCCTACATAATAATCTTTAGTTTGATCATAGTATGGTGGTTTAGTACCAATATACCCACCTAGAAACTCTACACTTTCAGGTTGAAAAAGATGGTCAACTGTAGCTGCAAAAAACTTCGTCAACGTATCGGTTTGATTTACCGCCGGAAGTAGCTGAATAGGTCGACGTTGATTAACCATTGGTTATTCCTAATTGTGCTTCTGTTAAACTGCTTACTATGACAATGTTTTGCACAGTAGCACAGCTAATGAAAATTTCATCCGGATTAGCAATTATCTCAAAGAGATCTCCAAATTTAGCAGTGCCACTGACAGGTACCATCACGATGGTAGCCACTATCGTTGCTAGATTCATTTGAATGTAGGTAGACATTTCAGTGAAGAAAAAGCTTTGTCCAAAGTCCCAATTAGACAGAGAGAAGTACTGATCAATTTGCGACTTCACCAAGCTTCTAACTTCATTGTCACTGTAGCTTGTACCCGGAACTTTCACGACATTGAATATAACTTGATATTCGGGTTGTGCTTGTGCTCCAAACAATAGTTTGTACGTAACTGGATGCCAAATTATTTGATCAGTCATCATCTTATACTGTTCAAAGTAAGCAAAGGCACTGTTTAATTCGGCAGTGGTAGGCGGCAACGGTTGCGTGTCAGCGTTGCCATTGATAGCTATCCAATTTCTTAGATTAGTATCGTAGGTAGATGTAAGAATGTAGGTATCTATAATGTTCATTATAGCCGGATTAATGCGTTGATCGTAGGTTGCATAATGTTTCCATAGATAGCTGATATTATTACGCCCTATTCTCATCTTATAATCACTGCTAACGTCAACCAATGCGCCGTAGTAATATTGCAAGAATGCTCCAGTTGAAATCACATAGGCAAGTTCACCTGCTGTCCAGTTACCAGATGGCGGTTGTGGCACAGCCGAAGGCACTGAATATATACGAGAATAACTGATGTCAACTGGCTGCCAATACTGGTAGCCTTGGGGATCTGTATATAATGCAAAGAAGACGTATTTCACTGGCGGAGTTACATACGGATTCACTAGTGTAGTAAATTCATCAGGGTTATCCGGCAATGGAGTATTTACATTGCTCCAAAATGTCACTCGCACGCTGCTAGGATCAGCATAACCATCTGGATAAATCTCTTGTCCATATATCTGCCAGAGATAATCCTGTCCGAGGGCAGGAGCAGGTGACGGCGGAAGAGGTGCTGAATTAACTCCTAACACGCTAACATAATCAAATTGTGGTTTACCAGTAGTTTGATCTATGGTCTTTGAGGTGTTGCTGTAGAAAAAGCGAACTTGATCCACGCTTTCAAATACGTATCGCTGTGCTCTACTCTGTACCGTCCAGACATTTATATTATAAATCACCTTTAATAACCAACTTGCGTCGGCATTTGTGTTTGTCTGATCTTGTGCATGTGCTACGCTGAATTCCGGATTTGAACTAAGATCCTGATTTGATATGACGTACCACATCTCAGACAGTTGGTCATATCCTATACCAAATGTCATCTTGGCGTCCATAGCTGATGCTATAGCATTCTGTTCGTCAATTGTTAGGGTCGTTTGGAATGGCGCACATATGCTTACAACTGTGCTTAGATCATCAGGTATACCAGTTATCGTAACAGCACCCAGTCCTGTAGCAAGTATGCCCGAATTATTCAGCCCTGTGCCATCGCCTACTACGCTGACTACGCTGCACCAAACTGTTTCGCCAGAGGAGTTACTCAGCTGTACTAAACTGCCTGCTGCTATATACTGCTCCCCGCTGCCAGCTGTGCCAAATGCGCCCAATCTCTGAGCAATGCCACCTAATTGGAAGGAACCTGTAGAACTACCAGTGCTAATAGTAGTCGTTTTCCAATACAGTCCAGGTGCTGTATATCTAGGAAATGTAGATCCAGGGCTAGCAGGATCGTACTTGTAGTAAAATGCTTGAAGCTCTATTGCAGCAGATGCAAAATTGTTACCGCCGTCAATCATTGGTTGAATGTTATCTATCACGTATTTTAAATTAGGAGTACCCGGAGTGATAACAATATCTTGTGCGTTGATATCAGATTCTTGATACAAGATTCCATCTGTAGCAAACACGTTTAGATCTTGGTAGAACCCAGTTGGATCGTTGATATCTATATAACGGCTCTGTCCGCTATAGGTTCTGTTTACTGCCTTAACTTTCAAAGCCAAGCTGCTCTGCAGCGGGAATAAGTTGTAATCTTCACCGTTTACCATACGATCTTGTGTATAATAAACCTGCTCTGCTGCCAATGCTATCTGCTGATTGCTTTGTGTAGCCTGGCTGTTGGCGACTGTATATTGCAAGCTAGTATTGAATGCAACGCTATAGGTATTAAACAGGTTATCATTGTAAGCAAAGTTAAACTTTAGATTGCTCATATCTGTAGGACGTATCTGATATTGCAATCCGTTACTAACTCTATACCAAACTCTTATCAGTCCAATAGGAACATTGCCGAAGTTACCGTCGGCAAATCTTAAACTTATCTGATCAGCGCCGTTGTTATCTCTGGTTATTACTGAATAGATGTTTCTTATGCTTTTTTCAAGACTATTATAGATAACATTGAATCCATTAACGCTAGGCACCTGCGTCCAACTAGCAGTCACTAACCCTACTGTGTTTACATTCTGTACCCAAACATCTGTCTGGTTGATACCGTTTACGTTTACATCAATTACTCGATTGGCAATTGGCAAATCCAATAGATAATCTGCAAAGCCCATGTTACCTTGTTTGAAAAACAAGAAGAACCCAGTGTTAGCACTGCTATAACCGTTACCATCATTTTGGTATACAATATACCAACTGTTTATAGGATTTGGTTCACGTTCAAAGAAATAACCAGTCGTACCCAAAACCGTAGCATTGCCACCAGATGCACCTGTGAAATCTGGGTTAGCTAACTCAAAATTCATGGTATTGCCACCCACTGTAGCTGTGAAACCAATTGCACTGCTTGGTATAGCAGTGTTATTGATAGCATACAATTCTGTAGGTATGTTGTTTACGATACCACTCTTAGCAGGATTCCCAAAATAATTGGTACTGTTGAGACTTGCATTCAATACAAGTATGAATTGTTCCTGCCAATCTGGATTGTTTTGGTCGTTCCAATTGATAGGAGTGTTGCTTAGATTCAATCCATTTGCGTCGTAAATTTCTTGATTAGTTACTATCTGTGTAACCTTCAGTAATCCGGCACTAGGTATGCTGCGCTGAGGTTGGTAATTCAACATGCGAGCCAATCGGAAAATACTGTCACGGCGCTGCGCCGTGTCGAGGAAATTCTCGCGAGTATTAAGATCCATCCTGAATGCTAGGCTCTGTCCTAGATATGCCAGCAGATCGATGATGGCGACAAATTCACTGGATTCAATCCAGTCATTAAAGTCTTCTGGGTAGTTGAGGCGAATGTACTCAACCATAGCATTACGTATGGTTGGAAAATCATAAGCATTGAAGTTGACTTGTGTAAATGCAGTATAAATTACCTGCCAATCTTCTGCTGCAAACAGCTGCTTCTGACGTTGTTGTTGACTTACTGCCATAGTATCTCTTCTTACCCTATTCTATCCAAGTTTACAGCAGCCTGATCAAACTGCACCGAAAATGTATCAATGACACCATATGGCTGATATATCAAGGTCAATTGTACCATCAATCCTTGCCCAAATTCTGTCACTTGTATGTTTTCTAAAATAACTCTGCTGTCAGTTTGCACTATCCTAGTTGCTTCTGCTATAACTGCTTGGACCAAAGCGTCATCAAATGGTTCAAATAACATGTCCCAGATAGTACAACCATAGGTAGGCATCATCACACGTTCACCGGGTAGCGTGTTAAAATGGTTGTAGAGATCACGCTTTATTAGCGCAACGTCTGCAAATGACTGCTGCTTGCTATTGGTATCTAGAGTGCTAAACCCGTAGAATACCTTAGTTGGAGCTACCATGGCCATGATTATTGGCTAAACCTCTATCTATGTTGTGATATTTAGCCATGATAAAAACGGCAATCTACCGCTAATTGCCGCTTACAAACCGCCGTTGTTTATTGGATCGCCCTTACAGAAGTTTGTAACTTCTTTGCTACGCCTCTGTTGTAGGCTTGGCACCACTTTACCGCCTGCATGGCAATAGCTCATCCATTTCTCAGTCACATCAAAGCTACCCGTGTTCAATATAGCAGCTATGCTGTTACAGTTACCTATGTTGTACACAAAGCTTACCAACATATCAAACTGCGTCTGGCTTATCTTTACCTGAACACTTTTTTGAACTTTTGCTTCTCGAGGCGCAAGATCCTGCTTAAACAGATCTAAAATTTCAGCATCGCTCAGTGGTGAGGTTAGTGGTCGTTTAACACCGTTTATGGTCACGTAATTACCAGCTCTTTCGTCCGGCAGCAGTAAATGTCCTATTCCTATAGTTGGCAAATGTGCAACGTCTGGATATACAGTTGATTTCTTACCTTCGGCCTTTGCTATGAACTCAACACCAGCCTGGCTTGTTACTAGACTTCCAGCCGGCACTTGATCATTGGTAGGACCTTTATACGAATACTGCGGATTGCCTTGATTATCATATCCTTCACCTTGATAGGTTCCGGGCGGACTACTGGTATTTGGTGCGCCCTTGAGATCCAACGGTTTTTGCTGTGAACTTATGATCTGTCCAGCCTTCAGCGGCTGGTTAGTATATGGATCAACAGCGCTTCCTGTTTCTACGTGGCCGTTGAATCCTGCTGAAGTTGCAGCGTGTCCATCATATGGTTCGTGAGTTGGCAATTGGCTTACTATCGTGTTTTTTAAAGTAAAAGTTATCTGACCCGGTGCACTCACTACCGCGTCTTTGAATTGTGTGTCAATAGGTTGTAGTGCTGCAGGAGCTGCCTTCGCCCCGGCAGCAGCTGGGCCATTTAAATCAATCTTTGCTCCTTCCATAACGATATTATTGGTTGTGCCAATGCTCAGCAAGCCATTGCTTTGCATGGTTAGATATCCGCCTACTGATAGATCATAGCTGCCGTACGAATAATCAAACATGTTTTTCTGAGCAGTTCTAGCCATTAATCCGCCGCTCTGGATATACATATCTCTGTTGCTAGTCACATGCATGTCTAATGCAGCATTAATCATAATCACACCAGCCTGAGTGGTGTTGTTATTTGTAACTACTACATTATCATTAGTGGTATCGTTTTGCAATGTTCCGGTGATTACAGACGCATTACTTACTTGCGCCTGATTACCAGCAGCAAATACTACCTGTAGTATGGTTTGGCTACCGTCTGAATTTTGCGAGACACTTGCTAATGTAGCCTTTGGTGGGCTAGCAGGTGCAGTGCCGCTTGTACTGGTTTGGTTAGCAGGGGGCGTAGGTGGAGGAGGACCAGGCGTTAGGCTGGCATTTATATTGCTTGATAAGGTGCTGTAATCAGGGCTTCCGTCTGGATTAGTGGGTATATCTTGGGTAATATCCCCGTGTCCTGCAGCAAATCCATATACTGTTGCCTTAGCAGTTGGATCAGTTGGTAATATCCAAGTATATGATTGCGCATTAAGACTTTTACGTATATTTTCGAGATTAGTTGTAGTTTGACCAGGATTGTTTTGTCCGTCGTTAAAATCGTTTCCACCTACTGAAACTACAGCATTTCTCGCATTCTGCAGGCTAGGATCACTTTGCACGGTTTTTAATACATCTGCAGAGTTGGCCG